AAGAAGGGATATGTAAAAATTTATGATACTGGATTAAATCCCCTAAAATTATTACTTACGATCGATGGTGATTCAAATTATTCTAAATTTGGTACAAGTGTTGCTTTATCATACAATGGTGATCAATTACTTGCAGGTGCTCCTGATTTTTCTCAAGCTAACACCACAAATAGAGTTGGAAAAATGAACTTCTATGGTATCACCTTGAATTTCCTCGATCCAGTTATTGTTGCAGCAGAAGAAGCTGCAATCTTAGCTGCATGCCCACCCAAAAGCTTAGGTGGTAAATGTCCAACAAACACATATCCTTGCTTACCTGATGAAAAATATTGCTACGATCCAAGAACAAAACGTATGTACACAACTTATTTTGATGAGACTAAAGATTACTGCCCCGAGAAGAAACTTCCAAACAATGGAAAGATTGAGCCAACAGTAGTCGATGGAAAGAGAGTTTGGGTTAAATCTAATTCATTAGATATGTCTTGCGCGAGCATCAAGAAAACATTATATGATCAAGAGGAAGCTCTAGTTGCTCAAGCATATTCTCCTTATGCAAGCAGTCTAGCTAATAAATCGAATATTCAAAATCAGATTAGCCAGAATACAGCAACTGTTAATACAATTAAAAGTAATTTACCATTGAAGGAAAATGCTTATAATGTGAGCAATAATCGAACATTGTCTCTTAAAAATTTATTGAATACAAGAGTTTCACAATTACCCTCAATTAACAGTGGTGTCGTTAGTTCAGCAAATTACTTAAAGACTATTGCCAAACCAGTTCTTAGTAATTCTCAAACTAACTTGTTTGGTGCAAGAACTGCTTTATCTAATGCAAGGAATACTACTAGACAGTTTTATAATATTTATAATAATACAGCATTACCTCAAAAGCAGAGAGAAAAGTCTGCAGCTCAAACTGCATTGCAAAACTCATACAATAGAAAGGTTGAAGCAGCAAATAGATCAAGAAAAGCTACACAAGATAAAACAAATGTTAATATCACTTTGAAATCGATTGAACAAAGATTAAGTCAAGCAACTACTTTGACAAAATCAAGAATGAACCAGCTTATTTTACAAAGAGCTAGAATCGCAGCAGCAAGAGGAGGATATACTCAGAAACAAAAGCAATTTAATAGCATTCTCATTGCAACAATTAATTCCAGAAAAGATTTAACGGCTAAGCAAAAAGATAAATTGATCAAGAATATGAATCTTGATACATCAAAGAATCAATATAATGAGGCTAAAGATAACACTGAGCTATCAAAGGGTAAATTTGACTATAAGACCAGTGTTTATAAAAATAGTCTAGGAATTAATCAGCAAGCTCTTGATAGACAAAAACGTATTCAAGACTTGAAAGGGCAATATGGAAAGAAATTAGTTGATTACAATACTTATCAAGGAAGATTAACAACAGGTAAGAGGAATGTTCTTTCTAATTTGGCAAAAACCAAAGCACAAATTATAAAGAGAACAGCTGCATTTGAAAATGCTAACATAAATAAAAAACAAGCTGTTGAAAATGCGAATCAATCCAGTCAAAAAGTAGTTAGACTTATGACAAGACTACAAAATATTAGAAAACGCGAAACAGAGCTTAGACTAAGAATCGCTGATCTCAAAGAAAAAGGCATTCCTATTGCAAGAGAGAATGAGTTAAATAAACAATTAATCCAATTGACTAAGAAGAGATTGCAGTTAGCGAAAGAAGTTGGATTAGCTTATAATGATTGGAAGAATGCAGTTGGTGGAAAAAATAAAATAATAGGTAAGAAAAATTTGAACACCAGTTTGTTGGATGCAGCACTTGCAATGACAAGAAATGCGAATAATAAAGTACAAGGAAAGGATTTTATCAAGCAAGAAATCAGGGGTTACTTGAATTCAGCTTCTAATAATCTCACCAGTGCTAGGAGTGATCTAACAATTGCTCAAGTCAAATTATTTGATAGAGCGAAACCATTATTCAAGAAAGCACTTGCCAGATTTGAAGCAAATAAAGGTTCTAAAGCTACAGCAGATGAACAAGTCAATTTATTCTATAGAATATTAAATAGCACTGACATTGATCTAAAGAGGATTAATCGTAATAAAGCTCTTAATAGATATCAGGACTCGGTTAATGAGAAGAGTAGAGCATTTGGCACTTACAATGCTGCTAACGTACGAACTAATATGGCTAAGATGAATTTAGGTTTAACTAAAACTCAAAGAGCAAGAGCAATCAATAAATTTATGGCTGAATTAATAAAATTGCAAGCTCAAAATAACAAATTGCCAGGCGTAAGAAATAAATTAAGAATTACTAAACAACAATTATTAACAGCTCTTGCTAATGCAGGAATTGCCAAAGATAGATTATCAAAAACCGAGTATCAAAAGATTTTAGCCGATTTTAATTTGGGTGCTAAGAGAAATGAACTTGTGAATCAATCTAATAAATCAAATGCAAGCCTCAATCAATACTATGGTAAGAAAGCAAAATTAGAAAATCAATTGAAATATAAAGAAAAAGTTTATGATCTAATGAATAAGAAGAATGCTGCAAAGGGAGTAGCAGGTAATAAATTGATTGATTACAATAAATACCAAGGAAGGTTCTCAATGAATAAGGCAAACTTATTAAATACTCTAAATAAAAACAAGAATGCTGTTGGAAATAAGGCTAACAAATATCAAGCTTCTATGAAAGAATATCAAATCGCATCTCAAGAGAGAGAAAGAGCATTAGCTAGATTAAATGAATTGATTGCTAGATTAAGTCAAGTTAGAACTCAATATACTCTACTAAAATCACAATATGAAAGATTAAAGAGCCAAGGATTATCAAAGAAAAATGAGCAGGAGATGTTGAATAATTTAATTAGTTTGAATAAGCAAAAATTATCATTAACTAATGATGTTGGAAAAGCGATGGAGGATTATAAGAAAGCAACTGAGAAACAAACAGAGATAGCAAATAAGGTGAAAGCACTTGATGCAAATAAAGAATATGCAGAGATCTCGACTGCTTCTGCTAAGAAGAATTTAGAAAGTAAGGATAATGTTAAAAAGTTGTATGATAATTTAGATAAATATGCAACTGTCAACTTAAAGAACAATAAAGGTTTATATGAGAATTCAAAGAAACAGAGAGATATCACAGTTCCAATGTTTAAAGCTGCTCTTAATAAATTAACAAATAGCTTTTCGAATTTGAATGATGCTAAGAATGAAACAATTATATTCCTTAAAATGCTTGAAAATAGTCCTCTTGAGTATAAATTGAAACAAAAGACAGCAATGGACCTATTTTTCCAGATGGCTAAGAAAGATAAGAATGCGGCAGCGAAACTTTTAGAAGATGCTAAAGTTAAAGCATCTTTGACAAGAATTGATTTGAAGAATGCCCAAAAAGGTGCTTATAATGCGGGAAGATCAACTCTTTTACTGTTACAGAAATTAATTTATGGTAAAAGAGGTAATCTAAACAAGAAACGCCTTGATGCTCAAAATAGATTGAATGCTATAAATAAAGCTAAGGCGGATTTAGCAGCATATCAAGATAAGATAAATAAAGCTAACAAATACTACAATATTAATGCTGGAAAATTGACTGACTTGAGCAAACAAATCGTACAAAAGAGTAAATTTGATCAAAATAGAAAGGGAATTATTAACCAAATCAATAAAGCTAGTAGCAAAGTGAATATGAGAGCCCAAAATCTAAATATTCAAAGACAACAATTAGCGGGTACTCAAAATGAGATCAAGAGATTAGAAGATATTCTCAATAACCTTAGAAATAGGTATGATGCTATCAAGAATCAAGAGCAGTCTCTTAGAAATAGATTAGAGGAACTCAAGAGATTAGGAGCAAGTGCAGCAGAGCAAAAGAAGGTTGCTGATGAATTAATTGAAGTAGCAAGGAAGAAATCTTCTATTGAAGGAGAGATTGAAGTTGCACAGAGAGAATATAATAAGGCTCTTCAAAAGAAAGGAGTAATCAACGCTTCCATTAATAATTTACAAGCCAATACTGCTGCTCAAAAGAAAGAAGCTGATAAATTAATGATGAATTATCAAGATAAAAACAAAAATCTAAATCAAAAGAAGGTTACTACAAACCAAGTTGTTGCTAAGTTTAATGATTTGGTCAAAGATGTTAATCAAGCTAAATACAGATATAAGACCGAATTACCTCCAAAGGTAAATAAATCTAGGAGCGATCTTATTAGATCTATAAATCAATTTAAATTAGCAAAAGAAAATACTAATAAAGTTTTGGGAAATCTTAAAGATAATAAAATAGAACTCCAAAGAATACAACGTGACTTGGCTAAGAAATCATACAATAGAATACTCAATGAGAAAGAAAAGGCTGTTAATGATTATTTGAATATCAAGAAATTATACCAAAATCAAAAGAGAGACTACGATAAATTAATGAGAAATAAACAGGACATTGTTCAAAGAATTAATAATGCAAGTGCTAAGATCAAAAAGATTAGAAATGAGATTGCCAAAGGAAGAGAGAATGTTAATAGAATGGCTAATGAAGATATTTTCTTAGAATTGCAGAGTGAAATACAAGCATTAAAGCAAACAAGAGAACAAGCTGCTAAGGAAATCGACCAAAGAAAACAAAATATGTCTAAGAACATAGCACTCTTACAAAAAGCTAAGAAAGATACAAGAATGAGTAAGAACCAGTTGAATGAACTTAGAAATAAAATAATTATTGATAAGAATAGGATTGATTTACTTGAGAGAAGCAGGAAATTAAGCCAGGATACACAACTTGCTATCAGGAATGAAATAACAGCTAGGGATAAAAAGAAAAGAGCTAATTTAGATAATTCTAGAAATTTAATCAAGAAACAAACAATATTGAAACAAAATATTTTGAAGGATTTAGAAAAATCTAAACCAATCATACAAAAGAAAGAACAAGAATTGAGAAGAATATCAATCATCGAGAATAGAATTTCGACAAGATATGGTTATATAATTGCTAAATTAGATGAGGTCCAATCGAATAGTAAGTTAGCTCAGAAAGAACAAGAAATAATTTCTAAACAAATTAGATTCGCTAAGAACAAGATTAATAATGCTAAGAAGATTGCATCAAAGATTGTTAGTGAAAAAGATAAGATTAGAAAACAAGAGTTGATTAAGAAACAACAAGAAGATGCAAGAAAATTAGCCCAAGCAACAAGGAAGGTTATTAGAAGAGTTGTTAGAAGAGTCCCTGTGCAGCAAGTTAGAACTCCTCCTAGAACTGTTAGCCCAATCCAGCAGGTTAGACCAAGATCTCCACCTAGAATGGTTAGTCCAATGCAGCAGATGTCTCCTCCAAGAATGGTTAGCCAAATCCAACAGGTTAGACCAAGATCTCCTCCTAGAACGGTTAGCCCAATCCAGCAGGTTAGACCAAGATCTCCTCCTAGAACGGTTAGCCCAATCCAACAGGTAAGACCAAGATCTCCTCCTAGAACCGTTAGCCCAATCCAACAGGTGTCTCCTCCAAGAATGGTTAGTCCAATCCAACAGGTAAGACCAAGATCTCCACCTAGAATAGTTAGCCCAATCCAGCAGATGTCTCCTCCTAGAACTGTTAGCCCAATCCAGCAGGTTAGACCAAGATCTCCTCCTAGAACTGTTAGCCCAATCCAGCAGATATCTCCTCCAAGAATGGTTAGCCCAATCCAACAGGTAAGACCAAGATCTCCTCCAAGAATGGTTAGCCCAATCCAGCAGATGTCTCCTCCAAGAATGGTTAGCCCAATCCAGCAGGTTAGACCAATGTCTCCTAATAGACAAAGAGAAGAGCAAAGAAAGAATATTATGAATCAATTGAAAGGAAAGCAAAGAATAGAAAATTATTCCAATTATTATCCATTAGAAGAAGACATATCATATGATTATGGAAATAGTGCTCCTTTCCGTCTCGAGGGTTTTGGAAGTGCAGGATCAGATTATTAGAATAAATTTGTAATATTTTTTCAATAAAAAAATATTTATAATTATTATGAACAATATTGTTCTTAATAATTTTTTATTTTTTATATTTTCATTATTGATATCAAGTTTAATAGTAATTGGATATAGAAATAGATTTGATAAAAAAGATATTTTACCCATATCATTATTTGCTGTTGTTTTCTATTTTTTATTTAATGTACAAAATAAAATTTTAGAAAAATTCCAGATGAGAGTGGGAGTAAAAGGATTAAATAATACAGAGGTTGCTATTTTTCTTACCCCTGATACTACTGATTCACCATCGTTTAGTTTACCCCCACCTCCCCCTCCTCCACCAGAAGTTACAATATCTCTATTAGCTCCTGCGCCGGCACCTGTGCCTGCACCTGCACCTGTACCTGCTCCTGCTCCTGCCCCTGTACCTGCTCCTCCACCAGTTGCCACACCACCTCCTCCACCAGTTGCCACACTACCTCCTCCACCACCTCCAGTCGCCACACCACCTCCTCCCCCTCCACCAGTTGCCACTCCTCCTCCCCCTCCACCGCCGCCTCCTCAAATTCCAACAATACCAATCGATCCGATACAAGTATATCAAATAGCGAGTGATTTAGTATCTTTTCCATCGTACAGTGCTTTTGCACCAGATTCTTATCTATCAAGAACTTTTAACGTGAATACAGATACAGAAGTTTCTTCAATTGATTCATTTATTTTAGATCAAACACAAAAGAAAAATAATTTGATGTCATTGTTAAATATATCAAAGACAGATGAAGCTTATAAGAAAGGTGTCTATGAAATTTCAAAATCAAAATCAAGAGATGAGCAAAATGCGGCGTATCAAGCTTACATCAAAGCTAAAAGTATAAGAGTTTATCAAGAAGAAGAGCAAACTTACATGAATGATTTAATTACACTTGCTAAAGAAAAATTAGATGTTGCTAAAAAAACTGCCCAAGATTATTTTGATTCACAAAAAATATTAGATGATGCGCTTATCGATGAAAATAATATTAAAAAGAAATTAAGCATTGCTAGAAACAATAGAGATAGACTTATTCCACAAATAAATGCACAGCCTTCAATCGTCGAAAAGGAAAGATTAGCGAAAGAAACTATAGATAAAGAAGTTAACGATTTAATAGGTAAAATTGCAACTTGGGAAAAAATAAGAGATGATCCCAATTCTTCTTCCTATTCAATTGAAATGGCTAAGGCACAACTAACTGCAGCAAGAACCAATCTTAATAACAAAAAAAATACGCAGGCAGATATAACAACAAGCTACAATAATGCTTTGAGCGCAAAGAAAAAATTAGATGATGAATACAGAAGATTGGATGATATTTTAATTGGTGTCCAATCAGAATTAGATTTTAAATTAAGTGAGAATGCCAATAAAAGAAAAGATGCGATTGATAAGAGAAATAATGCTGCGATTGCTCTTTACACCGCAAAGAAAGCAGCGGACGTAAGGGAAGATGTTTTAAGTCAATTCATTGCCAGAGCAAAAAGTGCTGGAAAAATTGTTGAATTGGAAGTTGCTAGGCAATTATCTGATGCTAAAAGTACAGATACTATTAATGCCTTAAATTCCCAATTAGAAATTGCTAAAAAAGATGCTGCAGATAATTTGAAAAAATACAATGACACCAATGACTTACTCACTAAAAAACAAGGTGAATTAAATGTCGCCCTACAAAATATATCTTTAATTAATAAACAAATAGCAGATGCGGAAAAACTAAAGGCAGACACCGATGCGAATCTTTTAGCAGCCCAAGGTGATAAAAATTCTATCCAAACTATTTTAAATAATGCTTTGAAAGATTCACAAACAGCAGCAATTGAATTAGGAAAAGCCCAAGCAAGAGCCCAATCATTACAAGAAAATGTAAATTACTATCAAAATACTATCATGCCACAGCTGTTGACTGCTCAAAATGAAGCTAAAACTGCAACCGCATTGAAAGCAGAGGCTGATAGGAGATTAGCAGATGCTCAAGCCTCTTTAATTACACTTCAAGCCTCAACTAAAGCAAGTGAAACAACAAGCAATACTGCAGCTACTGCGTTGGCTGAAGCTCAAACAAAATTAGATCAAGCTCTAAGAGAAAAAGATGAAGCTCAAAGACAACTTACAAATAGACTATTGGAATATTCTATTTTATCCAATGATAGAACTAATGCTGAGAATAATATAAAAAGATTAACTGATGAAAATGCGAGATTGTTAGCGACTGCTAACCAACAAAAAGCAGATGCGGATGCAAAAATAGCGGATTTGCAATCTCAAAAAGCAACAGTTGATGGGAAAGTGAAAGATTTGGAAAATACTAACAAGATAAGCCAAAGCACTATTTTGAAATTACAAGGAGATAAAGATGCGGAGACATCAAGAGCCAATCAAATCGCTGCTGATAAAATTAGAGTAGAAAATGAATTATCTAGATTAAAAGCGGAGAAAGAAGCTAATGATATTTTAATTAAACAATTGAACAATGAGATATCTTTACAAAAATCAAAAATAAAAATATTAGAAGAAGAGGTAGCTATTGAGAGGAAAAATACAACATTAGCCTATCTTGAAAATACACTTTTACAACAACAGAAAAAATTAATTGAGAATGAGAAAGCTAGATTGGAAAAAGTTATAAAAGAAGAACAAATTGCTACACAAGATAAAATCAAAAAGTTGAAAGATGTTTATGGAGAAGAACAACGAGATTTAATATTAAAAGAACAAATTAGATTACAAAAGATAATTGATGATGAGAAAGCATTAGCAGCAAGTAAAATTAGTAAATTACAATCTGTTATGGCTGAGGAACAAATGAAAACAATAAGTAAAATAAATGAAATGAGATCACTTTATAATCAAGAACAGGAAAAAGCGAATAAAAGAATAACAGATTTAATAGATACAATTTCTAATGATAAAAACATAAATGAAAAGAAATTAAGTGATTTAAGTAAAGAGAAAGCGAATGTTGAAGCACTCGCTAGAAAATTACAAGAAGAAAGAAATGCATTCGAAGATAAAGCGAAATTATTAATGGAAAGTGTTAATGAATTTGGAACATTAACCTTCGCAGATGTTGAAAAAATGAAAAATGATAAAATCGAAGCTGAAAAAAGGAATAAAATTCTTTCTAAGCAAAAAGAAGATGCAGATAGAGCCGCCCAGATTGCAAAAGAAGCAGCTACCGCAAAAGATAAACAAATCGCATCTTTATTAGCAGAGAAAGCAGCAGCAGAGAAAGCGATTGAGATTGCTCAATACAATGAAAACCTTGCATTGGAAGAAAAAACAAATGCACAAAAAAAAATTACTGATCTAACTAAAAAAATGCGAGAGTCTATAAATAATTTAAATACAGTTAAAGACGCAAGTCAATCTATAACAACACAACAAAATATGTTAAGTAATGTTAAAGATGCCCAAAATAATCCCAATCTATCTCAAAGTGAGTTGGATAATTTGAAACAGAGACAGCTTAAAATAGAAGATTTATTAATTAAAAAATCCAATGAATTCGATGAATTGCAGAAGAAAGCAAGAGAAGATTCCAGTAATTTTAATTTATTAAAGCTTGAATTGGATGAAGCGAAGAGAAGAGCTGATGAAGCCCAACAAAAATTGTATATGAGTCAAAACATTAAAACAAGTGCTAGAAAAATAATTAGTGAAAAGGACCAAATTAGTCCTGAGCAATTAATGATTATTCAAGAAGATTCATTAAGACCCAGGAGACCTGAGACGATAGATAAAAATGCGGTTTATATCGTAAATGGAGAGATTGGACCTCAATCAAGTGTTAACCTATTAAAAACTCTTTTGAAAGATTCGATTGGACAAAAAGACAAATTAAATGCTGATGATGCCAAAATAATAAATGATCTTTTAAATCAATTTGCACCAGAAGTGCAAAAAGCAATTGATAGCAAGTATACAAGCACATTAGTTGATAGAGTTAGAAATAAAACTATGGCAGAGGAAATGTTTGTAAGAGGAGAGGAAAGAGATATAAAATATAGAAGATTGGAGAATGAACTTAGACAGCAAAAACAATTTAATGATAAAATGTGCAAAAATATGCAGCCATTGGAAGAAACTGTTATGAGAAAAGTGATTGATGAAAATGAAAAATTGAGAATTCAAGTTGATAAAATTAAAGAGGTTGTTCCAGGAGGGAATGATTTATTTCAAACAAATGTGAATATTAAAGATTATATTAAGAGTACTGGAGTTGTGGAAGAAAATAAAGAATTGGAAAGAAGATTGGAAGAAAACAAGAGATTGGAGAAAAGATTAGAAGAAAGTAAAACAAAAAATGTATTGGATGAAGAAATTTTAAATAAAGTAAGGAATGAAAATATTTTATTGAAGAAAGAATTAAACTCATTGAAAAATTCAAAAGATTTAGGTAACAAAAATTATATTATGGAGGATCCCAATTATACAGTTAGTGTCAAATATAATAATGATGGTGATTCCAATAATTTAGAATGGGACAGTTATATTGATAATTATATTGATAATATCCAATTGAGAAGAAATAATGATTTATTTGAATATTTTTTCAATCGATATTCTTAATAATGAACTTTACAATATCTGATTCAATCATTTTTCCAGTGTAATTTCCAATTTCGCCATTGCTCTTTACGAATTTATAAGAAGGATATGTTCTTATATCTAGTGGTAATGTTAAATCTTGATTATTATCATCGAAATTATAAGCATTTAATGCATAAATATTAAATTTATATTTGAATAAAGATGCTAAATTTTCCCACATTTGTTTTGTCATAAGACAAGTTTCACACCAAGGAGCATAAATAACTAGGATACCATTTAATCCTTGAGTAATTTTTTTTTGAAGTTTTGCATTATTTTTTGTGATATCGAAATCATTTTTTATTAATTCTTTTACATCTTCATTAGAATATATATTATCCATATGTTAGAAAGATATTTTAATAATTTAGAAAACTATTTTATTAGAGAATATGTTTAATAAATGATTTTTTTTTTATATATAAATTTTATTATATATATTAATGAATGCTAAAATATTATTTTTAAGAATAATTTTTTTATCACTTTCTATAATTTTAGCAGTAATTGTGATAAGTTTATTTAAAAAAGGCTATAAAAAAGAAGATTTTATATTTATATTAGGTTTATCTTTGCTTATTTACTTTGTCATTGAACTGCTAGGAAGAAGATTTATTTATTCAAAAATAAAAGAAGATTTCCAATCTTCATCTATCGATACAAGAATATGGGAAATTAACTGGAGTAAAAACGATGAACATGTAAATTTCATTTCTGGAAATAGAATTGCTTTTACTTTTAACATTAGAACTTATACAACGGTTCTTAATTCTAACGATGGCAGCAATTGGGGAGCTGAAGTAATTTCTGGTGCATATCATGGTTTGTCATACCCTATGAAAACTTTTGTAAAATTTAATAAAAATGGGTTTGAAATTATTTATAATGACAAAATTATTGATACTTTCCCAAATCGTTTTAACTTACAAAGTCCTAATGATATAACTGATGTTACAAAAAGCAATGGAGTTACAGTAAAGGAAGATAAATTTGTAAAAAATCTTACAAAAGATTATTTAGTTATCAGGTACATACCAGATATTGATGGGAAAGTTGGAGATATAATAAGATTTGAAGGATGGCAGTTTGATGTTGGAGTTTTATTTAATAAGATGACTAACACAAGAACTAATCAATCTTGGTCGACAGCAGACTATGCCAATGCAAATTGGAAAAACTTATTTATTGGTAGCTTAACTCCAAATGGTCTTGGATCTCGTTTTACAAGTAATGATATGGTAGATGCAAGTAATAAAATTATTAATGAATATATATTAATTAAACCTATAACAGATATAAGTGGTAACATAGGAGATGTTGTTAAATATGAAGGATACAAAGTTGATAATGGAATAATTTATAACAAAATGACTAATACCAGGACAGGGGGAGCATGGCCTCTTACTGATATGACTGATAATTGGAGGAATACTTATATTGGTATCATAAATGCAAACGGTCTTGGATCTCGTTTTACAAGTAATGATATGATGTTATTAGATGTTCCCAGTGTTCCTACTTGGGATGTTGTTTACTCAAAAGGAAGCTATGGTAATGTTGATAAGGGAAAAGATGTCACTAATAATTTATTTAAAAGATATGGTGTTTTTAAAAGAGAATGTGCACAATGTGCTAATCAATATAAAGAAATTTTCTACAAGAGAATCACACCTATAAATAACTTCTCTGCCTATGATAGTTTTAATAATTGGACTTCAGCTGAGAATATATTGAACAGAGATTTCAAGTTGTTCTATTCATATGATGATTTATTAAATGACAGGGATGGTTGGACTTTTTGTAACTATGATGATCAAAATATTGGATTTCCTAGAGATTGTAGTGGAAGTAAGGGGGGTGCTGTTTCACAGTGGAATAGTTTAACAAAAGGAGGACAACCTGATGTAAAATTCTCCGTTATTAAAGACGAATCAGCCCAATTGACTTCAACTTCTACTTCAACTTCTACTTCAACTTC